CTTAGTCGAGAGGGCAGGCTTATACTCACCACCACCAGTCAGGAAGCTTTCCTGTTCCCCTGCTGCTGCAGGCGGAACAAGACCAGCTGTCCCAGCAGTCGAAGCTGTAGCACCATCGTATTCAGGTACGGAGATGATGCCGTTTGTGTTACGAATGCCGTCACCGAGCTGAGCGACAGAAATAAATTGTATCCAGTTCGTCCACGTACTGTTGGGGATTCCGTATCGAATATACCTTCTGTTATTGTTAAATTCAGTAAAAAATTGGAATATTGCCGTGGTTGAAACGTAGCAGTTAAGTAATCCACCCCTACCGATATTTGGAAAATTTTCTACTGCGGCGGCATCCGAAAAAAGCCAGTTGCCAGCCTTGGTATACGCGTTCAGATCCGAAGCTGTATTGATCCGGATATTGTTCCCAATCTGCCCCCGTGCACTCGCAAGATCCTCAAGGTTCCCGTTAATTGCCACGTCCTTCACGGTGATCACGCCTTCGGCATCAGCCTGCGTGGTCTCTCCATCTACGCCAGCAAAACCAACGTTCGTAGTAGAGGCAACACCAGTTGCGTCTACGTAGTCTTTGGCAAGCTGTACCGCTGTAGGCACAAAAGAGTTAAGAGCATCAGCAGTGATACGCATCTCTACACGAGTACCCGCAGGCCACGCTTGTGCAGTAGTGCCTTCCTGTGCACGCCTAATCTTAAAGCCTTGTCTACCTTCTGGATTATATACTTCAAAAGCTTCTACGATCTCTAGGGTATTTTCACCAACAAGAGTAAGCCTAAATACATCACCTGAATCAGGTGTAATAACAGGAAACACAGAAGCATCTGCTACGTACATTACTTCTTGTACATCTGTCATTTTATAGGTAAGCGTAGAAGCAGCATTGTTTTTAAATAGAATAGCCATATGTTACTCCTACAGCTTCATGATAAACGCAAGTGCGTAGTAAGGAGGACGAGAATCGACAGCAGAAGCAGAAGCAGTATGTGCATGTCCGTTGTCTGTTATAGGGTGGTTATGCCCCTGACCCCCACCAGTAGCGCCAGACCATAGATCATTCCCACCAGACAATACAGTATTCCCAGCATCCCAGTTATCAGGATTACCTTGATAATGCATGTTCTGCATCCTGTGCGAATGCGGAGGTATCTCAGCTTCTGTAAGAGTATGATAACCAACTTGTACACCAGTACCAGAACCATGCACAGTAACTGTAGGAGTATACGAAAGAGCACCACCTGTGTTACCGGGAGCATAAGAATTACCTGCACCCACAATAAAACGATTACGCAGGTCAGGAGTACCGTTAGTACCGTCACAAAGATGCCATCCAGAAGGAACAGCATCAACAGCACCAGACCACATTGTGATGATCCCGCGAGGAATCTTTACATCAATAACATCAAGAATAGACTGAGCAGTAAGACGAAGCTCTACTGGGCTTCCAGAAGGAAAAGCTCTGGCAGTAGTGCCTTCCTGTGCACGAACCACAGTAAAAGTATCACCACTACGGTTAGTAACTTTCATGATCTCAAGAAGACCGGTTGCAATATCAACCACTGTCACCATGAAATAGTTACTACTTCCAGCATTTGGAAACAAAGCACCTCCTCCCGGAGAAACGACGATCTGCGTATCCGACACAGTTACTGGACTAAAGAGCGTCGTCGTCGCATTATTTGCAAATTGAATTGCCATTTATATCACATCCTTCTGGAGGGAAAGTAAGATTAGACCCATATACAGGACAGCCACAGTTACAGTCAGCAAGCTTGATAGCATCACCGACCTTAAGTATGACATCTACTACAGGCCATTCAGGGTTAGCTTCTATGCTCGTTGCGTTCTTAGAGATAACATTAGCCCAAGGCTTAGGCTCTGCTACAGCTTCGATCTCAACAGCACCGAGCCGACCAATTACCACAGGAACAACCATGTCCGTCTCAGCTTCACAGAACCAAGCACGCTGAATGATGTCAGCTTCAGTGTCATCCATGTGCGCAACCGCTTTAATGGAAGTAACACCTATTCTACCTACAAGCTGCTTAGCCTCCATGTCTGTGACTGCTTCTATTAGAACACCCCTGATAATGATATCAAAAGGAAGATCATCCATGATAACACGAGATACTATGCTAGTTCCTACGTCTGTGACAGGATTAACATGCTCTATGTCTCTGTTATACATGCTAACTTCAGCCCACATAGGAGCTGTGTTAGATTGAAGACGAACAGTTGAGTCAGCTAGAAATTCTGCAATGGCCTTGACCGTTACATTAGTTGTCGTGATGACATTACCTTGTGTAAGCAGATCGACAATAACATCTGCATTAACAGCACCAAGCTGGGGGGTGCCTGCGTTTATCAAGGTAGTGTTGACAAGCATCCCGTTAACAGGATTTAAGAGTGTCATTGTCCACCTACCTCAAGTAACTTTTTACACAGTGGTGCTGTCAGCAATACGAATGCTCGAAGTCTGAGCACGGATGATGAACTGGTCACCAGCGTCTACATCACGCGGACGTTCATCAAGCGTTGAAGGGTTACGAATAACACCCCAAGCCAGAACGTTACCGCCCGTAGACGCATCCATGAGAGCAACATGCGTCACACGACCCCAGTTAGAGATAGCAACCGGGAACTCAATATTGTTCGCATTCTTCACCTCACCAGCAGAAGGCGTCGTAAAAGAGCTGTTCTCAGCTTTGGTACGAGCATAACCTTCACCAGTAACTTCATCCTTAACAGGGCTGTTATCAGTCAAACCAGTCGCAGACGTGAACAGAGCCCAGTACTTAGCCGGAGTGTTATAAACGGTACCGTTAAACACATGACCAAGAATCTTGTTATCAAGGTAAGTACTAAAACCAGACATGTTATTTCCTTTTAGAAAATTTTATGTTTAATGGGGAGCATCGTCTTTGACTGAGCAACCCAAGACTTGTAAGCCTTAGACTTAGCACGAGAGATACCCGCACGGAACTTGCGAATATAATAGTTCACAAGGTTAGGCTTAGACCAAACTCTACCGGACAGACTGTGCAAATAAGCAAGTGCACCGGAAGCAATAGTCTCAGCCCAGTCCGTATACAGGAACTTAGGAATCTCATCAGCTTCTCGCGTAGGCTTCACAGCAGCAAGCATATGCAAAGCTTCTGGAATGTCTTCCATAGGTACACCTACAAGATGCATCACATTAGGACTTTCCATATAGAAGTACTTAGGATATTTATCCTTACGCAGACGCCAATCAGGAGAGTACGAGTCAAGGTCTTGCCTGTTCGTTTTTTCTACCTGAAACTGACGAAGTTGATCTCCATCAGCGTCACGGATAGTAACAGTGACAGGCATCACAAGCGTAGCATCTTTACCTACGATATTGATACCATACTTAGGTTCATCCTTAACAAGATCTCCACAATAAATCTCTTGCTGCCAAATAAGAGACTTCTCACAAAACTCAATACATGCGTTTCGCAGAGCTTCTTTCACCATAGCTACAGGACAACCATGCACATCAGGACGCACGTACTTGAAGAAGTCTTCCCAAACAGCGTTATTCAAATGATCAATCATTGCTTGGCTGTGCCTCCCCAAGATTCGTAGGTAGCTCATCAATCTTTGGCATAGCAATTACAGAAGCATTATACTCCTGACCCAAAGACTGATAAAAAGACTGAACGCACTGTTGTGCAATCTGCCTGTCGTTTGCAGAAGTACTATCAGTACTGTACGCAAGGTACAGCATATAGTCTACAATAGGGCCACGATAGTTGCCCATAAGTTGCAGATCTTGCTGCATAGCAACATCGTCATCCATTTCTGCAAAAGAAACATATGGTGCAGAGTAAGCCATCTCTACATAGACATCTTTATCTTTTGCTACCGGAGGGTTAACAAGAAACTGCCGAGGAGTCTTACGATCATACACAAATTCGTAGACAACATCAGAAGGAGTAGTTCGTCTCCAGTCAGAGAAATAATCAAGATCTCTACGTTCTACCTGAAACACAGGCTCACCAAACGTAAAAGTGTTATCCTCTTCCTTTGTAGCGTTACAATAGATGTCAATGAGAGCATAAGCATCATCAGGAATAGTCTGATGAATACCGGGGTTCAACTTCACTACGTCAGTTTTAACCCATACGTCAGGGCGCATCATGATCAGCTTATTGATAGCATCATCAAGAAACTCAAGGTACTGGTGCTTTGAGAGTCGAACATAATCCATATCATTATACAAAAGAGTTACTCTATTTATGATATCAGAGACTTTCATTATTACCCTCAAGTAAGCAAAATGTTAGACTAACTATTCTTACGCGGACGACCGGGGCCACGCTTCACAGGCATCGTCAGCTGGATGTCAAGAGCATCAGCTTCCATCTTACCAACCTGCTCAGGAGTGGGAACCACTTCTTCCGTCCCATCAGCCTGTTCCTCAACATAACCAAGGAACGTATAGGGATACGTAGGAATGTGAACTTCAACAGTAGACTGCCGACCGAACTCATCCTGCTGTGTCTGATAAGACGTAGTATACGCACGGTCAATGCATTCACGAAGCATGTATTCAGGAACAATCACTTCCTTACCATAAGGAGCTTGGAAGTTCTTACTGTTCACAGAAGCAAACACATAAGGGCCAGCAGAAGGATTAGAAGACGTATGAAAGATAACCCGACACTTACGTGCAGTCGAGTCAACACCAGCATGATCCTGTCTCCAATCCATCAACAGACGAACAGCGTGCTTACGAATAAGTTTGTTGTCTTCCGTCAACGGAATGTGCAGGCCACGTTCAAAGAGCATATCCCGAATCTGCATATCAGAAGCAGAGTTAAGATCGGTGTCAGTAAAAACAGGAGTGTTAGCCATAAAGAATATACCTTAAAATTTAGTTTGTAGAGCTAGGTGTAGCAGAGCTAGATACGAGAAAGGGGAGAACCCCAAGAGTAGTTGTTCTCCCCATATGGGTCAAGGCTTAGTACGCAGTACAAGCAACTTCAGCGCGAACCATCCAAGCCTGATTGAGAATCACGCAGGTCTGCATGGTCTTCCAAGCAACGTGGGCACGCTGAGCGAGCGGGTCAGATTCAGTGTGAGAAGGATTGATGATCACCGGAGTCAGAGACTCAGCACCCTTCAGGGGCACCAGACCATAGGCATCCTTCGCAAGGAAGAGGATGGGGTAAACGTCAGCCTTGGTACCGGTGGTAGAAACCATCGTGTCACCAGCAGCATTCGTCTTAGTACCACCAGCATCCGGCCAGCTCTTCATCAGAGTAGTGAAGAGGTAACGCACGCCTTCAACAGCACCGATTTCATTTTCCCACGGAGACGTGTTGCCGTAGTCCTTCACGTCTTGGAAGTGAGGCATCGAACGGATGTCAGCTTCACAGTCGGGATGGCAGACAGCCACGAAGCAGGGAGAGATGGATTCAGTGTAGAAGCGAGGCGTGGACTTAATGCTATCGGTCAGGAAACGAGCCTTCTGGTTCTTCAGCTTACGCGTAATGCGACGCTGCAGGGGCAGAGAGATAGGCGTGTTCACTTCATTACGAGCAGTACCATTCGCATATTCAACGTTGGAACCGCCGAGCAGAACACCGATACGCATGTTTTCAACAGTTTCCGCAGCCTGTTCACCCACGATCTGCGTAACCTGTTCCATAACAGGGGAGTCGTTGGTATCGAGCAGAACGTCGGTCATGGTCACGAGGTTACCATACTGATGCACAGTGGCTTCAATGTCGGTAACCGAGAAGGTCTGAGCAGTAGGCGTAACACCTTCAGTCAGTTCCTTCGGCGTGGCATCAAGAGATTCAAAGCGACGGAACTTAGCAGTCTTCGTGCTCTTGGTCGGCAGGGGATAAGCCTGACCAAACTTTTCAAACACGAGGTAGGGAAGAGCACGGATGAGCATCTTAGCAACGACATAGACATTAGCCATCGTGCTAAGAGTACCATCAGTAGAAGAACTGGTAGCACCAGTATGCATGATAGTATTCGGAGTAGCCATTAGATATAATTCCTAATTTCAAAAACGAGTTTAGCGCGTCCTTCTGCTACGTTCATACTCACGAGCAAGCTCATCAAAAGACTTCTCACGAGGCTTGGCTTTAGGCTTATTGCTTATATCAATAGGTTCCTTGCCAGTACGAACTGCCATAGCAGCGAGCACTTGTTTAACAATATCTTCAGTCTCAGACGCAGGGTTTGTCTGCACCCGAGGAGAAGAAGCCCTAGTCATCTGTGGCTTGTTAACGCCACGAGCAGACTTGTAGTCGTCCAGAAGAGAGATAACTTCCTGTGCTGTACCGTACTGATACACATACTTAGCACCATTCTGCATCACAGGAGGCAGAGAGTTAATCCAAGTAAAGAGATCACCACTGTCCAATATCGCATTGATATCGGGGTGGGCAGCACGGATAGTACTGAAATGTTTATCCGCTTCGGACTGGAAGATCTGCTGCTGAATAGGTTCAACCCGAGTCTTAAGCTCAGTCTCAACGTTCTTCTTAACAGCAGACACCTTAGTGTCAACAAGCGTTTTCACTGCATTAGCAATTTCAGGATGAATCTCAAAGAGTTCCTTCACATTTTCAGGAAGTTCATCTGGATCTTCCTTAGTCTGTGCAGGTGCATTCTTCGCTTCTTTGAGTTCCTGATACTTATGAGACAGGTCTGTGAGTCTGCTAGCCCACAGAGCATTCTGTGCTTCAGCGTCACGCTTTGCCTTTTCATAAAGCTCTTTATAATTCAGAGGAAGCTCAGTGGTCTGTTGTTCATTCTGAACAGGAGCTTCTTGTTCTTGCTCCAGTTCTTCTGCAGGCTGAACTTCGTCGTCATCATTCTGGCTCACGACGTTTTCTTCTTCGGAAGGATCTTCAGGCTCACTCATGAAATCATCAAACGAGGGCTCTACCTTAGAGGGATCTTCGTAAGACTTCGCAAGTTCGTCGAAGGCTTCATTGAAATCTTTGTTGTTCTGATCGTTCATATTTTTATAACTAAGTTAGGGAGGGTTAATACCCTAAGTCCTAACTGGCTTGGCTCATGAGCAAGTTATCCGAAAGGGGCTCGCTCCCAAGTTCCAGTACATCCAAGAGCTTTTGTACCATACGTAGTTCACCGATAAGTCGGTCTACGTTATCTGTATTATCAGGACTTAGTAACTTACTATACCGTTGGCTTCTAAGAACCTTCAGGTAAGCAACTATATTTTTTTGTAGATCGGCGTTGGCCGTGAGCCTGAAGGATTTCTCCAAGCTCACACGCCTACCGTTAAGTGGTGTATCAATCATATTAACTCTGAGGATACGCTTGTTCAGGCTGGCTAATTAGAGACATATCTTCACGAAGCTGTCTCAGACTGTCAATCAAAGCCGCAGGGCTAACACCTTCAGACCGTGCAGTCTCAACCATATCAGTCATCCACTGACGTTCTTCCTGAGCTTGCTTCTGTTCTTGCTGCTTCTGAACTTCAATCTCCTTATCAGTGTATACCAAGTTGTCATCAGAAAGATCAAGGGCGTCAGCAATCGAACGGATAATGTTCGGACGCTTAACAGTACCAAGATCAACCTGATTGTTAGTGATCTGTGCAAAGTTAATCAGACTCTGTGCTCTGATTTCCTTAGCGATAAGAGACGAAGTACCACGAGCTTGAACAGCATAGTCACCCTTAATGTCAGAGTCACTATTGAACTTCATGTTCCAGTGATACATAGCAGAGATAAACGGCTTAGTGATGCCATCATCAAAGTTCTTAACCTGATCTTTGATCGTAATGTTTGCAGAACCCATCAACATAGACAGGCCAGAAGCAGTACGACCGGCAGCACCAGAAGGTTCTCCCCACATCTGACGAGGAATAGAAGTAACTTCATCCCCATAGCTGCGGAAGAGTTCAATCATCCGTTCAAATTCAGTAGTATAACTGGGAAGCTGGAAGACACGGATAGCAGGATTGGCAGCATCAGCTCCTTCACCTGTACGCATCCATACCTTAAACGGATAGACATCACGAGGATCTTCGTCTTCCGACATAAGGTCAAGGTTTACTTCAATCTGAGGGCCAGCAGAGATAGCAGCGTTGTCCAGCATAGCTCTGAACGCGCTGTTAATCAGCTCCTGAACATCAGACATGATAGACGGAATACCTTCACCAAAGATAGAGGTTTCGTCTTTGTCATAATAGTAGAAGAAGTAAGGCCACTTAACGCCTTCCATAGGCATGAGAGACGCTTTAATAACGTGGTCACCAAGTACCCAAATGTTTGCAGCCAGTTCTACCTGACCTTGCATACGTTCAGGAATCTCAACACCCACCTGATTCAGATCATCAGCATCAACAAAACCCCAGAACTCAAACACTTCATACTTCTTAGAGTGAGCAGCATCAGCAACACCGCTGTCAATTACATCACCCATAGAGGTAAGTTGGTTCTCAAAGTCTTTCTTCTGATAATCACCTTCAGGATTCTCAGCAACATAAGTAGAGATTACATCTCCATTGAAGTCTGATCTCTTTCCGAGACCGATGACATCGTGCTTATCCATCTTCCGTCGTTGAATGATGTATCTACATTCGGAGGGGCAAGTAGCTTCCATGTCCGGGTAGATATCCCATATGCGGACGTTTTCGATGAAGGGTGTGATGGAGTCATAATCACAGAGTATCCACTTCTCTTTGTCTCCATTCTTTTCCTTCTTATAGTACTGACGGTTTTCAGAGATAGAAACAAGAGGCCCTTTAAGGATACCAGTACCATACAGATTACCAGAATGCATAACATCCCGCATAATCTCACGGTATTTCAACTCAGCAAGCTGGTCTTCGATAACCTTAGACATCTTTCCAGCTTGATTCTTAGCTTCATCCTGCATAAGAACATAGAGTTCTTCAGGGCTAATCTGCTTACCTTGATCTTGAGAAACAACTTCAAGGATAGCAGCCTCTTTCTTCTTGCTGAACTGTGGCAGTGGCGTAGGCTCAATACCCCAGTTCTTATCTCCGTTCGCAGGGAACAGCAGGTCAGACAAACGACTGTCAACAGTCTTGACCTTAGTTCTTGTCATACGAACAAAAGCTTTACTACGTAGAGGATCCATACGTTCAAGAACTTCAGGAGAGTAGATACCTTTGTACTGACGAAGGGCATTCAACCACTTCTCTTCAATAGTCTTACGTGCACTGTCCGATCGGTCAAACGCTTCACGAACAAATGCAGCCAGACCTTGGGGCGTTTCAGACGCGCCTTCGGTATCTTCTGCACCGGAATCTTCATCTACCTGCATCTTGTCAGAAACTTCCGAGAGAAAGTCCTGTACATCTTTGTCTTCGGCAGAGTCGATTACAGTTCCAGAACCGAAAAAATCTTTTTCAGTCATGATTTTTAGTAGCCTCCAATCTGGCTAGCAGCACGATATTTACGTTGTGTGTTAAACAAAAACTTCTTCTCCCGCTTATGTACGTACTCCATCATTGCGTACTGCAATGCGTCATGAACGTGAGAGAACTCGTTCTTGACAGGAGATGCTTTGTAGAGAACACCGTTAACAGTTTTAGATTCAGCATATTTATATTCTGATACGAAGCCTTTTCTTAAGGCTATACATTGAGGCCCAAGCTTGAATCTGCCCTTTAACCGAAGGAACTGTGCAACGGCTTCAAATCGAGGAGTCCAGTTGTTTGTCTTAGCTAGCTTAGCAGGAAGATTACATTCTTTCAGTATCTCCATACCAGACTTAGCATCGTTCATTGAACGCTGTGAAGTAGCAGGGTCACACACAACTCTAAAGTTATTTACAATCCAAGGATACTTAGATGTGATCTTAGGCCAAAGATGTTCTTCACAGAACTCTTTGAGAGAACAGTTGTCTGTGCAGATCTCATCAAACACAATAACTGTACCATCAGGGGCTTGCTGTGTGAAAGCAGCAGAAGGAGTCAACCCTTGATCCATCCCAATTACAACAGGCACACCACGAAGAGGAACCATCTCTTCATCAACATGGTGCTCAAGATCACTGTAATCCTTATAAACAGGTTTACCTCGTTTTACTTCACCATAGTTGTTAAGCACGTTGACGTTGATAAAGTCTTCGTCTGCACCCATACACATGGTTTCATAGTAACCTTCATCAAGGTTAGCAAGGTTCTCTGCTTCAGGATTAAGAACATACTTCCCGTCTACCTTAAGCATAGCTGGAGGTTGACGATAGAAACTATGTCCTTCTGGTTTGTCTTCCTCTGCAAGGCGATATAACCAGTGCTCAGTACTTACGGCATTGTAGTCAAGTATAATGAATGGTCTGACTGGTCCACCATCTTTCTTAGCAGGATAACGCTTAAAGCGTGTCTTAATAAGCTGAAAGGTACCTTCTGTAAGTTCAGATGCTTCGTTCAAATGAGCAGAGGTCACTTCCAACGAACGAAGCTTTTCAGCAGATCTATCATCATCGACAGCAATGAACACGACTTCCATATCGACAGACGTGCCATCAGCTAAAGGATACTTAATCCTGCCGATGATGGGGGTAGAATAAGTAATAGTGATCTTGTCTTTAAACCATGACAACCACGTTTTAATGGTGGTTGACTTTAGGGCCGGGTACGTTGCGCGGACAACAAGGTGTCTGCTGTGCCTGACTCCATGTTCGTCTGGTTTCTGACGCATAGCATTAAAGAACGCTTGAAAGATACAACCAGAGGACTTGCCAGATCCTACTGGCCCCATCACAAACAGAAAAGGATTCGGGTCACGATGAATCTTTGCAAACGTGGGCAGGACTTGATAATCAATATCCATAACAGTCCTTACGCAGTTTCTTTCGCCAGATCCTTGAGTCCCGCAGGAGCAGTCTCTTCATCAGGGAAAGAGATGTTAACGTTAATAACTTCACCAGCATTCGGATTGAAATCCATAGCTTTCATCTTCGGCTGGTAGTAGCTCAGCAGTTCAGAGGCGATCTTAATCTTCTCTGTGCTGTTGGTCTTAGCAGACCTAGCCAAATGCACAAGTTCCTTGATAGGATCGTACCCAAATTCAAAGCGAAGACGACGAAGAAGTTCGTCTCCCTTGGTACATCCCTTACCATCAGGAACAACTACAGAAGGACTAGGCTTCTTCAGAAGAGGCTTTAAAGAGTCTTTCTTCATCAAGGTCACCTAAGTCAGAGCGGTCAAGCAGGGTAGCTATCTTCTCTGCATATGTCTTTAAAAGGAATTGGAAGTCACCAGAAGTAATGTCTTCACGGATCTTACAGAACTCTACGATAATGAAACCAAAGACATCTTGGTCGTCAGACACAAGAGGAGTAAGAGCAAAAGACACAGCTTTGTGTGACTTCAACAGTGTATATGTAGACATATCAAACTTACGCAGACGTTCAATGTTCATGATTACTTTAGGCTCTACACCAAAAGCAGCGTTAGTAAGATATGAGAAAGCAGACACAGGCAGGTTTAAGAAATCAGCTTGTGCCGGTTTAAGGCCGGGACGAACAGCTTCGTGTGTGCAGGACATCTTTGCAAAGTCAATACCAGACAGGTTTTGACACCCGTTATGAAACTGAACAACTGCAACTCTGTCTGCGTTCAATTCAGACTTAGCATGTTTAAGCTTGGTAAGAACACGCCTATTCATATCAACGAGTGATGGAAAATCCTTTGCAAACTTCTTAGTCTTGTGTTTAGCTACACGTTTTAAAAAAGACGATAAAGTTGCACATTCATAGATAATGAATGCAGTTCCTCCCAGCATCGCAAGTGATATATAGTCAGCGTCTTTTACTAAGCTTGACAGACCGTTAACGATCCCTAGTAAAATTTGACTATCCATAACTTTTTCTTTTTATACCTCTTGACAAGAAGTCAATTAGTGATTATAGTATTTATGTATACTATAACCTATTATATAGTATAATAACTATATATATTTTGTCAAGGGGTTATAGTAAAAAAATATATAAAAAGTGAAATAAAATGTCGATACTGCTAGAAAAAGACCGTAGGAAATTAAAGTGGCGGAGGAATCCTATACTGAATGAAGACACACCTGAACCTTATAAGATTCCTAACTGTAGGTGTCAGGTAGGTTTATCAGAATGTGAAGTAGAAGGACAGTGGGACAGAGGTCTGTACACAAAAGGTGACCTTGTTAACGACCTGAACATCTTCTTTAACTATCTGCCTGAAAGTGAAGTAAGCAGAATGGTTAACGTTATGATCTGGTGCTTGTCTACTGGTTTAAAGAACAGAGGAGGTATCGACCTTAAAGACTTTGCAGTCATCACTGTTGAAGAGAAGACGTACAGCAGACCCTTAACACAAGTAACACGTGACTGCTTTGGCGTGTCTAAGCGTGTGTCCCGTGCACCTAAGAAGAGGTACTTTGTCTTTAGAGAGTACCCTCAGCTTAAAGCTGTAGTTGTACCTCGAACACCTGACTTCTTCCCCGGACATGAACGTACATGGTTTACATGGAAAGTGTCTGCAACTAACCATCCGTACTACTATGCAAGACACTGGCGTAGAGGTGCTTTGTATATGCAACAAGTCTTTGACAAGACGTTTGAGTATACAGGCTACACAGACGAGTACATAGAGATGGCACAAATGAACATCATAGAACCTTTTGGTACAGAACGTGAGCACATGAACACAGTCCACCTTGGCTTTGAGACACCACCTTACGTCAAGGCAGCTTACACAGATGAACTGATCAAGGTACCCCTTAACTGTGTGTCAAGTAAATACTTTACAAGTAACAAGGTCAAGTACGATGTCATGTTTGGTAAGATGACTAAAGAAGAAGCAAGTAAGCATCTTCTAAGTCAACCAAGAAGACTAGCTATAGACAAGAAAGAAAACTAACCTTTATCGCACCTTCAAGGCTACGCCTTTCCGGTGCTCTTAGACGCAAGAAGCCCCCGGCTACAACAAGTACTATGCAAAGCATGGTCAGGTGTAGTACGGGGGCTTTCTTTATGGTCAGAACTTCTTAGTTAATCAGACTTAGTTCTTAGCAACAGGCGGCGCTCGGCTCTATTTCACAACTAAGCTGTGCTTTCTTCTAATATGTCAGAGAGATACCAAGTTGAAAGAAGGTTGTACCCCGTCGGGTCTTTCCTTTCCTTATCCTTCCGGCTACGTTCACCTATCCAACCGGCTTATCTAACCTATCAACCAATCTAAGCAAATCAAAAAGATACAGATAGTATAATCATTCTTTTGCTGTTTGTCAAGGGGTTTGAGAGAAGAAAGTTTAAAAAAGTTAAAGAAAGTTTCATTCTGTCGCATCTTCACTTCGTGGTCACATCTCCGATGCTCAAGGGGAGGCCGGGCCGGTGACTAGTAGCTACTCCTGACTACTGTTGGCTACGTATGCCAATAGATAGGGGTAGGTATGAAGACATAGTACCTGCCTTGTGTTAGTATATATGTGTACTATACGTATACTAAAGAATGATTATGATGCAGTCATTCAGCTCCCAAAAGTTGCGAGCGAAGCTGGTGTCATCTGTACCCCCGTGCCCTCGCTCTGTCCCACGGGTAGGGATGGTACCCCCTCTCCCTTGTGAAAGAAAGTACAGTGTGACTCCTATGGTTTGAAGTGTTACTCCTCGTAGCTGTTGGGTAGGTTATGGTTAGCTTAAAAGTACAATGATTACAGTAGGTTAGGTATGCTTAGTAATGGCTCATAGCCTAGCTTGTAGGTAGGATTAAAGCACCAGAACACTTCATCAATGATAACCATTATCATCAAGCAACAGTACTAGTTATCAATAGTATCCAAACGTATCCAAACGTAACCAAAAGCTAACTAAAACAATTACTTATGGTTAGCATGGTACAAAAGTGTAAATGGTTTAGCATGTTTACACATAAGTTCAACTTATTGTACTCATGCGTACCAAACGTACCAATATTTGAACCATGGCTTAAGTACCTGTAGTACTTATAGAACTATGCATAGCATGGCTCCATAAGCTCCACAAGCACCTGCCGGCGCGCCTAGCAGGTACAAAAAGTTGAACCTATAGGATAACCAATAGTCAATAATTTCAACTACTTACAGTTTGGCACACGGCTTGCTATATAAAAGGCATCGGACGGGTCACAAGCCCATACGATACAGCTAGCGTAGCTAGCGCTACTATACGTTCTTTTAAAAAGCGTTGAAAAAGTGCTTGACATAGCCGTAAGGCTCCTGTAGAGTCCATTTCAACGATGAACGTGTTCTTTCAAAAGTGCATAGCGTCTTTGTTGAGTACTTGCCTTGTTTGTGTCTGGAAACCAGAAATAGGCGAACGTTAAACAACTTTTTATGTTGTTCTTTGCTTGCGAGTGTTACGACACTTTATAGAGTAGTTGCCGGCCGGAATAATGAGCCACGAAAGACATACAAGAAAGGCAAAAAAAGTACTTGACAAGCGCAACGACTTATGAGAGAACACTTTCAACAAGCTAACTCAAGTTAGCTAGATTTACTTAACGGCACTAGCTTAGTGTGTCGTCCTGCTAGGATTGTAGCACATACACAAGTTACAATCATGCCAAGAGTTTAATATGACTCTTTGGAAAATCGGATTGCAGGTTTTGCGTTGGATGCGCGTAAAACTTAGCTTGTCTATGCTACCTTGCAAATTGTGCCTTGCGTGCGGTTTGCCTGTTAGTTCAAGGTAAGAAGTGCTCCGATGTACAGAAAAACGAGGCTTGCTTATATACTCCTGCCATTAATGCAGGTGTGACGTATAAGCAAGGGGACGGAACAAGCTAACTGGTGGCCTTGTGCTCTTGTGCAAGGTAGGTCGGGGGAAAGTCCTACTTACAGCAAGCCTATAGTCTACCGATAAACCATAAACGGCAAACTGTAGCACACAACTATGGTTTGTGATAAGTCGGCTCAAAGGGTAGACTGAAAGTAACCTTAGAAAAGTTACAGCCGTAGAGTATTGGCGTTAAAAGGATGCGTTCCATCCTGCGTTGGAAACAGTACAACGGCTATAAATAATAGACAAAGGTGTTCCGTCTGTAAACAGTTTAACAGCTGCAAGGGTATGGGGTACTTTAAGCGCGTTATGCCCTTGTAGCCAATTAAACTGTTTAACTTAGGGAGAACTACTATGTACGATAAGCCACCAGGTTATAAGAGGCAGGCTAATGCCCTGAATATCTGTAGGAATCAGGGCTTGTCTAATCTCTATCAAACGGACAAGGAAGAACCACGCCTTATTCCCGTGTGGAACAAGCGCGGAGAATGTGTAGGCTTTAAGAACTCTCTTACAGGTTCCTTCATCAATCCCAACGATTTACCTGTTGATGAAATTACAGGTTATTGTATTCTTCCCAGCATGGCAGACGTACCTTTCCTGTTTGCTGAATACGGACAAAACAAGTCCGTAACTGGCAAGCATGGCAAGCATATCAACATCCGTAAGGTACGTACAAGCGAACGTCCACGTGCTAAGTATCGTACTACTAACGTGGGCACTGGTGAGGCTATGGACAAGCAAGACGGCTACGCTTGTGCCCTCGTGACTCTGGACAAACCGCAAAAGGTTCGGCGTGTTAATCGCCATGCTAAGGTCGTCGTGCATACGGAAGACAATTATATCATGACCTCAACACGGTCGTCCCGGCGTTTCCGCTAAAGGGGTGTGCTATGAACCAACAGGCAAAGGAACTTCATTGTTGTGTCAAATGGCTCAATGGTCAAACTATCTTTTCGGCAAGGGCAGATACTGATGAAGGTGTACTTCAAATTACACTTCAATCAGGCGTCCAGTTGAGTGTCTGGCACTCGCAGCCTTGTAAGTGTACATATTTTGGCGTCGACTCGCTGGATATGTTAATCGGGGAAACTGTAACTAGTGCTTATGTTTCGTGCACTTCAAGCGGACATAGACCCTATCTGACTGTTACTACTAAAAACATAACAGTCATTGTCTACTGGCACGACCAAAATCAAAACCTGTGCCCTGACTCTTTTTCGTGGTGTACTGTAAACACTCATTGATTTATATACAAGAGGGGAAGTTTACCTTCCCTTTTTGCAATAAGGCAATGGATTCCACACGACTATAAACCTTTAAAAATATGAGGTATTACTATGAACGCTGCTATTGCTACTCCTATTGCTCCGGTTACTGCGGAAATTGCTACTGCCCCCGCCAAGATTACGGATTGGACTGAGGCAGACTTTCGCGCTCAAGTCAATGTCTTTGTGCATTCCCAAAAGGAATTCGTTAATGGCGTCACGCGCTGCACGCTGTACGCTGTTCGCGCTGCCATGATGAACAGCAACAACCAGCCTTTGAACTACATTCTCAGCAACCTCTCGGAAAAGCTCCGCCCGGCGTGGACTTCTTGGCTGTTCTACTTCGCGCCCTTCGCCTTGTCCGGGGGCAAGGACGCCACCACCATTACGCTGGACGATGGGACGATTGTTGACCTCAAGTCGTCCATCAAGCTGGTTGCCAAGCGTTGCGACGAATTGTGCGACGCTGCCGAGATTGACAAGCTCGCTCGTGATAAGGGCGGGAACGTCAACGACCCTGCGGGCATGATGCGCTTGTGCGACTACGTTATTGGCTCTCTTCGCTCGGCTCCGCGTTTCGACACGTGGAAGCGTGAAAAGTCCGCTGGCCGTGGTGACAAGCCCTTGACCGAAGAAGAAGTCATGACCAAGTACACCAGCATCACCAACAAGCTGAATAAGCTGTTGGAACAGGCAAAGGCGTCCGGTGTTCATGATGCCCGCAAGTTCCCCGGCATTGAAGCCCCGCATGGTCTGGACTACTACATCCAGATTCTGGAGAACGCGGACGAAAACGACATGAGCGAGGACGTGCTTAACAAGGTGCGTCTGCTTAAGGGGGAACGTCTGCCCTTTACGTCCCTGCTCAAAATGGTGTCTAACTGCGATACCACAAACCTGACCGCCGAAGAGGAATACATCTACAATACCCTGTTGAATGCCGCTGTTGAAAAGGGTATCGAACTCTAAGCCCCCTACATTCACGTCACATTGAAGCCCCGATAGGCAAGTTCTTATCGGGGCTTTTGTTGTGCCATGAATCTAACAAAGGAGTAGACAACATGGGAACTGTCTTGCGTCCTGTCTATGATAACAACACCACGCTTGATTCATTCAGGGATGCCGCTCAATTGTATGACGGTCAATTGCTTACTTTCTATGAGGCACGTTTGCTCTGCCTCTGCCTAGGTGTAGACCTTCAACCGATAGACGAAACCTTTCTGTTTAAAGATTCTGACGGTGTTTCGTGGTGGCTGTACGCTGAACCGGACGGAACATTCACTGTACAAACGGAGTTGTAAACCATGCCAGACATCAAACAGTTTCTTTCAAGACGTTACCTGCGCCTTGTAGACAATCTGTCAGAGTCCTTTCTACTGTCACAATCCATTACTACGGACTGGAAAACTCAACGTCTGCTCGAACTCATGGAGCAAATCACTACCTGTATCATTTACAGGGAAAGTTCACTCATTAGGTAAGTATCTAAGAAACAGGCTGGACATCAGCTTGTTTCAAAGGATGCTTATCGCATCCAATTAAACCATAACTGTCAAGGCTACATCCTTGAAAGGCAGTGTTGCTAGATGGAAAAGGTTTGTCTCAACGCGGTGACGTGCATCCTTTGTCCTTTGTATGGCAGAACGTGTGACGGTAAACCTGAACACCCTCTTGACGTACAGGACATTCCTACTACGGAAGAGGAGGACGTGCTTCACGAACTGCGCTTTGAGCGAGACTGTTGCTCGTTCTAGCATACATTCTTAAAAGCCCCGGAGTCTTTCGGGGCTTCCATAGGAGGTGTGCTTATGATTAACTGTAACTATAAAGCCATCGTTCATGGTAAGTATCTGTCTGAGAAGACCAAACGTATTAAAGGGCATATGTGTATTGTCAAGAAGTTCTACTTCAAGACAGCTATGGTCAACTGGGTTAGGGAACAGATCAACATGCCGAACACCAAGCCCACCTGTGTACAGTTCTTTGTCAAAAAGAATCATGTCTGGGAACTCAAGGCTAAAGTTCAAGTCAAGATACCTATCAACCAACGAAAGAAACGCATCCTTATTTGGGGGGGTCAATATGTTTGAGATTCTTGTCATCATGCTGTCGTCATTCGGTCTTGGCTGTTGTTCCATGTTCATGTTCCGTAGATATCTGGACAGGAAGAACATCTTTCGTTCTTACTATGCACAGGGCTTGTTCCTCGTGCGTAACTGGGGGAGGCAAACATGAAGTGGTACACTAACCCAACGTTCTGGCTGCTCATCTTCTTCCTTGGCATGTGTGCCATCCTGTTGTCTGGTTGTGCCAACTGGTCGGTACGTGGACAAGCTGAGTACTCGGCAACCCAAGCCCTGATGAATTGGGCGTCGTCAATCGGCCCTCTCATTCGGTAGGATTACCAAATGTTACAACCATACCTTGACCGAATGGTTAGCAAACTGGCTACGGATTGTATGGCACAGCGTGCACAACGATTCTTTTACAAGGATTGGTATGCACAGAACTACAACTACTGTTATGACCACATCATTCAGCTCAGTACCGTTCTGTCACAGCATCCATACATCAAAGGCAGGAGGTTTTTGTGGTGGCATATTGTAAAAAACATATTCGTGCTGGCATTCTATGCAGCGCAGTCTTGCTTGCTGTCCTGCCTTCACTGGGCTATACGGAAACTGTCAAAGACTTCCGTGACCCAGAAGGACGGCTCTTTGAAGACTATCGGTACTTTCCCCCGGCACTGGTAGCCAGAGCTAAAGTGCTGTTCGATGAAGGCTACTTCATAAACACTGACCTGTACAAATTCATCAAGAAAGAGTACGGCTTTCAGGCGGCAGAGGACTTTCGCTTCTGGTGGATTCGTTCCGAACTTATTAAACATCAGGAAAGGTAGCATATGAACACTAACGAAACCTAGTTGCTCAATTCCATGCTGGCTCTCGCAGCTCTTTCGGCTAACATCTCTCCCGAAGAACTGAAAGAATACGTCAATTGTTTGTCCTACTGGCAGTCTACAGCACTTTGATGCTCTTACCAGACACGACAGTGCCTGAATAACTCAGGCGTCATATACATAAGGACTTCAACATGGAGGTAGACTACAAAGCTATCTTTGATTTCATGCTCAGGTCTGGGCTCTGTGCTGAGTCCGACCGACCGCAGGCTATGGAACTTGTGGAAGACTGGCTTAACATCTACAAAGAAACAAATGAACAACAAGGAGATACATTTTATGGGAACACCTGTTGGTTCTGCTATTCTTGACAACGAGATTGTCAAGTTCTTTGAGGAACTGATTGAGTTCTATGGACACGGCAGTCCGCAGGCTCGCATCATTGAGCGTGTCAAGCGCAGGCTGGAACTCGTACCTGTTGGTGATAAGTACGAACGCCTGTGCCCCACGTGCAAATGTCCTGCGTGTGGCAAGACCAGATCGCAAGCCGCTGCCATCGCTCGTGAACGTCAACGCCGGGGTAAATCCAAGTACGCTGAGCGTAAGTATCCCGGCATGGGGATGGAACTGTCGCAGCCTGACGACGACATCCCGGTAAGGTCTGTCGGCTTCTCTGTCCTCGACATCGGAAAGGCTGAGGCTGATGCCGTAGCCTACGTCATAGGCACCGCCCCTTCCAAGCTGGGCAAGTAGCACCTGCTACTGTACCATATACACAATGAACTGCAACCATCAAACAAACGGAGTATCTACTATGTCCATGCGCAACATCTTCAAAATTGTCCTTGATGCCAACGCTGAAGCTGGCAAGCTCGTGACCGCTCGCATCGCAGGCAAGGCTGCGAAGGAAGCTCTCTTTGCCAACCCCACCGTGTTGCAGGGTGTGCTCACGTCCTCCGCTGTGCTGACCGCTGCGTCCCTCGCTGACCCGGACACCGCGCACGGCAAAGCTCTGCACTACCTTGGCCTCGGCATGACGATGGACTCCGCCGATGAACTCCTGCGTGTGTGCGACGAGGCGGGCGTGTTCCAGATGAAGGGCACCGCCGAAGACAGCGCGACGGCTGACATGCAGGCTGTGGTTTCCAAAACCTTTGACTCCAAGCCTTTCCTCCAGATGCTCGGTGTTCTGCCCAAGTCTGACGGCACCAAGGAAACCAAGCCCCGGTTCTCCACGCAGGCCAAGCCCGCCGGTGTCACTGCCAACGCCATCGAGAATCCCAACAAGATCGAAGCCAAGGAAGAAACCACCGCTGAACCCGTGTCCGTGAAGGTCGGCCCCGAAGTGGCTACGCCTGTTCTCCTGCCCACCAAGAACGGCAAGGATGCCAAGACCGAGAAGCCTGTGCTGCGCTGCGCCTTTGAAGGTTGCGGCAGTGTCCTTCGCAAGGTGGCTGAACAGAAGCCCTTCCACCTGCCCACCGACAAGGACACGCAGAAGTACATCACCGATGATGAGCGCAAGCTGGAAGGCAGCTACCTCTGCAAGTTCCACCGTGACGTGGTGACCAAGGCCATCCAGAAGCGGAAGAACGATGACCGCATGAACAAGGTGCGGGAACAGCGTCTGGCTGAAGCCACTGATGAACTGACCAACGTGGAAGCTGAACTGCGTGAAGGTGAAAAGGCCCTCGCTGCCAGCGAAAAGACCATCAACAAGATCACCGACCCCATCATCAAGTCCGGCGCCGAGAAGGCCGTGGAAGAAAAGCGCAACAGCATCCAGAACCTGCGCAAGCGCAGCATCGCCCTGCAGAACAAGTGCAAGCAGATCTCCGAAGAGATTGCCAAGGCCAGCAAGTAACACACTGAAACTCACGGAGGTATGTAGTCTATGAACAAAAACAATGAGATCATTCTCGACATGGAAGCGGCACATGAACCGGTTGGCTTCGGTGCTAAGGTCATTGGACTTGCCAAGAGCGTGACCAGTTCTCCCACCATGCACCGGCAGATCGACAAGACCAAGGAAGCTGGTGTGGTTATCACCAAGCTCGCCGCTGGTCGTCTGGTTCTGAACAACGTGACCGACGTGATTGCATCCGGCCTGCCTTGGGGCATGGGCGGGTTCATCAAGTCCAACCCGCTGAACGAAGCTCTGTTCAAGTTCAGCTTGGCTCAGGCTCTGTCCATCATGGGCGGTGCGTTTGTCTCGAACGCAGGTGAAGACGATCCGAAAGCCAAGTACTTCCTGACGGCCATCGACGCGGCCACGCTTGCGTCTGTCGACGCTCTGCGTGAAGCCTCCGGCATTGAAGAGTTCATCATGTCCAAGATTCTGACCAAGGATGTGATGGACAAGATCAAGCCTCTCGTCAACACTCATCCCATGTAACCCATAACAAGCAGGGCCGGGGTAACTCGGCCTTGTTTGGAACTAGGTTGCAAGTGAAAGGAGTAAGGCAGACACTGTCGTGTACATGAGAGCAAGCGCAACTGGTAGGTTGCAGCCTCCGCACAAGGTACGCTCCACCGAACGTGTAGACTTAGGGTGGCTAATGAATTGTTGGTTAGGTAAACGCTTTGCAAACTTGTGTATCAGAGTGAGGTGTAGAATCCTCGATGGCTGCTGATACTGTGCTCAATGTCGGCACATCAAAGCAAACTACGGATACACAACTTGTGTTTTGGGTCGAACACAGAGCTAGTGGATGACGCAAGTAACATGAGTACCGGCTAGCCATGCCGCGAAGTTGTTACTGAATATGGCAGGTAAGATAGTCTAGCAATGTGCATCATGTCCTTCATAAGATCAACTTACTGACTACAAGGAGCCAGTCATGTTTGATATACTAGGAGAACTCATGGTGTCCAGCCCTGCAGTGCGACAAGTCTATCTGCATGGTGGTGCACTGGTGGTTGGCGTGGGACTGTGTGCTTTTACTCTGGCACGGTATAGAGAGTACAAGTATTGCAGACACGTGTTGACGGAGGAACTTAACAAGCTGTACTCGATGGGTATCATCATGAGAACCGTTGCGTTCACATGTGAAACCAGCTTGGTGATGGCTGATCTCATCGAAGCTATGGCTACAACTAGGAGTAGATGGTATGTCTTACACCTCGTTGTTCGGTCACTGCGAAGAACCCCCGTAAAGGAAATGCTGCTGGATGCCTTGCACGCAAACAAGGTACAACCTCTGACTGGACTTAAGAGGCTCAAGGCCCTGTTTACGTCAGCGTTCTAGCTTCATATCTTTAACATCTACTCGGGCTGGGGTTGGTTGCTCTCTGATAATCCCAGTCCGTTTACATAACAAGGAGAAAGTTTATGGCTACGTATCATGACAAGCTGGACTACTGGTCTCAGAAAGACCCTTATGCTCCCCCTCGATTCCTTCCGAAGAAGTCACCTCAACTCACCGAAGAAGAGGTGGAAGAATGGAAGCTGAAGAACGCAGGTAACTTTATCACCTGCCCTAAGTCTGGCACCCGTCTCTTGAGGAGTAACTGTGGCAAACTGCTGATGTGTTATCAGCAAGGGACATGCTATCATGTGGACTACACCAACTTCGACAAGAACCTGCAACGAAAAGCATACAACTTCAAAGGGTAACAGGGTTGAAGTGTGATAGGTGTAGAGTCAGGGATGTTCCTTGCCTCTTTCCTGTCACACTTTAACAAAGGAGAAACTTATGTTTCGTTTCCTGAAACCCCTTGTGTATGCGGTCATTGCCACGGTCGCCGGTTCCTTCGCCTACAAGGAAGGGAAGCAGGCTCTGTTCCCTGCCCCGGCTTCCGAACAGACCATCGACACCAAGCCGGTGGAAGACAAGAAGGACTAGTCTCCTTCTTTAAACCTTAACTTGGAGAGGTTGTCATGAGTGTTGATCAGGATGCGCTAGACATCCTATGTGAAGTCTTCGATGATAGGATCGAGGATGTCATGTCAAACCGTGACAACCTCTCCTACACTCTGTATGATGACGATGGCTACCCAGTTGGTGCTGCTATCTTTGACGAGTTCAAGTCTGGCGAGCGTGTCAGATATGTCTACGTCTACTGGATTGGGGTGCGCTACCGTGGTGTAGGTATTGGAGGACAGATACTTCGCACCTTGCACCAGCAGTACCCTGAACACTGGTTCAGTTTGAGTACACTCAAGTCGAACACAGATGCTGTCAGATTCTATCAACACCTAGGGTATCAGATAACTGGAGACTTACCCGGATGTCCTAGCTTCTATCATCTCCAGCGCAAACCTGAAAAGGAGTTCACCTCATGAGCGGTGATCAGAACCAAAACCAGAACCAGCAGAAGCAGAAGGGTGGCAATCAGAACGGCCCGAAAGAAGGCATCACCATTGCCACCTCGGTCAATCCCTCGCAGTCCGGTACCCTTGGCCAGCAGGTTCAGGGTGCCATCGTCACCGGCATTGGCGGTGCCATCGCTGCGTTGGCTTGCGCCGGTGTGCAGAAAGGATTCGACTGGATTGTTGGCAAGTGGACTG